GGGGTGAGCCGCCGCGGGTACAGAATCTTGATGGGGCCGCTATTCAGGTCCTTTCGCGGGCAAAACTGCTGCGTGTTCACAAAGTTGGGGACGTAATGAATCCGGGTCTCATAGCCCGGCATATACCCGGCCACAAAATTGCGGACGTTGGTGTCCACCGCTACGCACGCGTCCACCATGGTCATGCCCTCGATCTGGCGCCTACAGAACTCGTCCCGGGCCTGCCCATAGGTCGTCCGGGGGTAATGCCCCGGGAAATCCCAAAACACGCCATGGTTAATGGATATGCAGGGACCCTTGACCCGTGGCCACGCCAGAAAGCTGGCAAAGTAGATGCGTAGGTCGGCAGCAATGCTCATCTCGTGGAAGGTTTCGCACAAGTTCGGGGCCACATGTAGCTCCCATGTGTCCTGGACCGGCAGGCAGACTATCTTAATTCCCTGGTACTCCTTGGTGATCATCTCTTTGCCGGTCATGGACTGATACACGGTAATCTCGTGCCCATCGGCCCGCAGGAAGTTTGCCAGTTCGACTAGGTACCGCTCTGCTCCTCCGAATATAATGCGATCCTGGCCGTGTATCTCCTCGACTTGCTGAAAGAACACGCTGGTCAATATGGCTATTTTCATTCCAATGCCCCCCTCTAATCACTTGTTGGCCCCCACAATTAATGACCAGGGACGCGCAGGGGGGTGTTGCGCGTCGCCCACATGCCTGCGGGCCTATCCCTGGTCAAATCTTATTTCTGGATTACGATTGACCGCTCCCGTACATTGAACCACCAGACCGCAGCTCCGTATGAATCGTAGGGGACTTCCTGCCCCCCGTGTGATAAGAGCTTGTCGACCCACCATTGCCGCGGCTTAATCGTAATGTGGGTGGGGTCGTCGTAGTCGGGAACCTCCAGGGTAATAACGTTGATGATCAAACGCCTGTCGGTCACCCGCATTAGTTCGGAGCACGCCAATTCGGCGTCCTCCTCGGGTATGTGTTCCAAGACGTCGCAGCATAAAACCGTGTCGAAGGCCATGTCATTAAAAGGCAGAGCCTGGATAATCCCCCGCGAAAGGAAAAACTGGACCTCGGGCGGGGCGGCCGCTAACGCATACTTGGACGCATCAACGCCCCATGCGTCTACGCCTACCTCGTGCAATGCCTTGACCATGAATCCCTTGGCGCATCCTACGTCGAGCAGGCTTACGGGGTCGAACCGCTCCTTGATAACGTTGGCCGACGCCCTAAACTCTTTTTGAAGCCGGTCCCACGAATAATCCAGTCGGTCATTGTGGTAATAGCCCTCGTCGAATACGCTCGCGACGTTGTCTATCTGCTGCATCACTTGGACACCTCCGCAATAATGCTTCTGATTGCCCGGATATGCTCTCCGGGCGGGAACAGTTTTAACATGGCCTCGCGCCCCTTGGTGGGGTCCAGGTTGAAATGCAGGACCTGATCCATGACCCGCGCCAGATCAGCGGACGTCCCGTCGAAAAAGTACAACGGGAGGTCAACCCCGGCTTCGAGCGCCCGGGTTTTGATCTCCATGCACCCAGGGAGTTGGGGCACAACGGCCGGGATTCCACAAGCCAAAGCCTCCAGAATCGCCAGCGGCGTCCCGCCTTCGACCGTGCTGGCCGATATTGCTAGGCGGTACTCCTGCCATGCCTCCTTCGGGTCCTTGGCTGGGCCTAGCATCTGGGCGGCAACATTCTCCTCCGCGGCTACCAATTGCAACCGTGGCAGGTCTGCCCCCGAACCGTAAAAGGTCAGGAGGAGCTCGCCGTGGCCGCCTAGCAGCTTGCGCGCCCGGATAATGGTGTCCAGCCCTTTAATGCTGTAATAGCTGGTCACCCCGCCCACTCTGGGGCCTCCGGTGGCCAAAGGATATGTGTCCACTTCCAGCGGATATGGGACCAGCTCAGCCTTGCAACCCATCGTTTTCAGGTAATCTACGATGTGCTGGCTGTGTGCAATCACCTTGGTGGGGACGCTCTTGTCGTTGTCGGCCGTGTCGGTTCGGTGCACGTACTCAATAGCCGGAATCCGCAGTTTCTTTATGATGTCGGTGGCCCACCTGGGCAACCAGTGGTACATGACCGCATCGCTAAATTGCAGGGCCTGCTCAAAATCCTCCGGAGTGTCAGTCCGGGTGTAGTCGAAAGGGCAGGACCCATAGGGGTCGCGGAGCCCGCCGGCCACATAAACGGGTGCGTTCAACAGGCGGGAGTGCATCTCGACGATGGTTTCCACCCCGCCGTGGACCGCGTTGGCAGTGACTATTGCGAGCAAATCTCAGCCCCCTTCCCTAATACAGATCGTTCCGGCAATACCGGACGATGAACTGCATGTGTAGGTGTTGGATATTCTCGCCCTCATCCGGAACCAGGGTTTTAGATTGTCGCATTATCCCCAACATGGTCACATTGGCAATGCTGGGGGTCTGAAAGTCCCATAGTTTCTCGATCCGCTTCCCGATAGCCAACACGCTGATTCCGCTGGGCGACTCGTCGAATATGTCCACCCCGCACGAGAATCGCTCGGTGGCCGGGGTCTCCTCCACGTTGGCATCGCCGCTCAGAACTATATAGGGCATGGTTGTGTCTCGGGGGCCGCGGTTAAAAAATATAGCGGGACCAGCCGTCCCGCCCAATGGCGTATAGGTACTCAACAGCGCCGCCAGGGTGGCGTCGTTGGCCAGGGTTCCCCACAGGCCCTTTAAAAGATCGTCAGTCACGCTATCCGCCCCCTCTCAAAATAGAGAAGATGCGAATCCGCTCCTGCTCGAAAGTAACGCCCAGAAACCGGCGGGGCGCCATCTTGCTGGTGCCGAACTCCAGGTAGGGAGCGTATTCAACGTCGGTACCCACCGCACCCTCAACGTGGGAGCCTTTGGACAGCATGATAAACCTAATGCTATTCCTAAGCCGGCCGGTTCTCACCGCCGGTGGTTCACCCGCGTGCGACGCGGTGTATTTCTGCTTGGTTCCCGCCACCCGGTATATTCTCCCGGTGCGCTGCCCGGTTAAGGTTTGTTTGGTTGCGTTCACCATGTGCTGGCAGGCGAGACTAACTCGGCGATCAATCTCGGCCTCGAACAATGCCACGCAGGCGGGCAAATGGCTTACATATTTGACTGCCATCACCGTACCTCCTCGCACTGCAATTCCAGGTGGTGGCCCGATTCATCCGGGTCCTTAATTCCCTTGACCAATAGGTACCGGGTTCCGTAGCGGAGTTGGTTGCCTTCCGCCACCTGGACTCCGGCCTGCAGATACACGGTGTGCGTTACCCGCACCCCCAAAGCCTGGTACATGGTCTGGGTTTGGGCCGACGCGGGGCTAATCCGCCCCTTGACGCTGATCCACTCCTCGTCGGTGCCGTCGGTGAATCCACCCATACCGTCGGACGCGGACAGTTTGCGGACAACCTCCAAGGTTTTGTTGAGCATTTGGTTGTAGCTCATCGTGCCACCGCAGGCTTGACCGCCTTGACCCTTCCGAGCCGGGCCAAAATGCGCCGCCTCTCGGTGGTTGTGTCTTTTGAGCTATAACTGTAGCTGCCAATCGACTCACTCTGCTCTACCCCCATCTCATTGATGGCCAATCTACACAAATCAATGCACACCCCCTGGCATACCGCCAGTATTCCCGGTCTGTCCGCCAAGGCGTAGGTCGCCTTGCTTATCCGCGGCCACTTGGTAGGGGAGTCCAGATAACTCCGGGTCGACATGGCGCTGTTCCGAACAATAGCCGTGCCCATCACGGTGTAGGTGTCGGCATCAACGACCGTTTCTGTTCCGTCGGTGTCGACTTCGTCCACCGATACCGAGCCGGCCAATGGGGCAAAAGTCAGAAACAACACCGGTCCCGCCCCGTAAAAATACTCGGTCATTGGACTTCCAGGCTCAACTCCGAGCGCGCGGGTAATGACTGCGGATTCCGCAGTAATGATCTCGTCCAGATCGTAATCGGCCAATGTCGTATTCACCCTGGCCTTGAGGTGCTCTAAGCCAACATAATTCACGGGGTTACCCCCTTTCTACTAGGCCTCTTGCACCCGGACGTAAAAGACCATTACGTTTGCGATTCCGGTGGTCCCAGCGGCCCCGGTGCGGCTCAGTTTGGCCTTAACGGTGGTTTCTTCGGTGACCCGGGCGATCACCGGGGTGCCGTTCGCATAAAATGCGGGAGTCCCCTCGGTAATGGACGCGCTGGGCACAAGGTCATCCACGCTGGCATTCTTGCCGACCTGGAGGACCGGGCTGCCGCAGTTGAAGGGCTCTTCGATTTCGACCAGGGTGTTAACGATGAGAGCTCCCGCGGGCAGGACCGCTACGTTGACAGTGCCAGCGCTGGCGGATGCGACCTCGCCGATTCTAATGCGACCGCTGGCCACTTGATACAGGCCCAAGGCGCCAGGGTTATATCCTCTCTGAAGTTCCATCCATATCTACCTCCTTTATTTCTTGGCCCGTTTAGGGCGGGCCGGCTTGGTTTCCTGAATCATTACGGGTTCCGGGGTCTCCAGATATTCAAAATGCCCTGCGGTCACCAACGCCGCTGCCGTTTCGGGGTCGGTGCGCACGATTGGGTTGTCCCTGGTGGCCCGGATTCCGTACCCGTTATAGCTGAGATGTTTAGTCAGCTTGACCGCGACCATTAGTCAGTCAGGGTGGTGGCAGTCAGGTTGTTGGCCAGGACGCAGGCGTCGAGTTCCTGGATTACGGGGTCGTCGTCCAGATGCACCACATAGAACCGCTTGTCCTGCATTACGGCTTCGCGGCCTTCGGTGGTCTTGCGAATCCGGATATTATAAGTCCACACAGCCACAAAGTTCTGCGGGTCGCCCAGCACGATGGTGCTGTCGCCGAAGCTAGGGATGGGGCAGATGGGGATTCCCAAGGGAGCCGCGCCCAAGATGCCTCCACCGTTCAGGGCGGCATCGCCAGCGCCGGTGGAACGTCCGGTCAGGTATTCTACCCAGTTCAGCGCCCGGTTGGGGCTCATCATCCAGCGCAGTTTATCGCTGCGGAACTTATTAGGAAGCTCGCTCAGGATTTTGAAGAAGGTAGACTTGTTGAACTTGGTGTCGGCGGTGCAGTCCACTACGTGGGTGGCTCCATCAGACATCTTTTTCAGCCAGCCGTCGTTAACACTCAGGAACGGGTCGGCCACCAGACTGGAGTCGCCGTTCCAATGCAAATCTTCCAGGTCGATGCCGAGTTGGGTGGTCATCATTCCCATGACCAGATCTTCGTAGGCCTCGCCCTCGATGTTCTCCCGCAGGGTCTCCTCGGTGATTTCCCAAGGCAGACGCACAGCCACAGTGGAGTATTCCACCTTGCCGTGGGTAACGCCGGCACGGTAGTTGTCGTCGGTGTCCTCGATTTTCTTTCTCAGCAGGCGGCCGCCAATCGCGATCTTGTCAATTTCACCGGTCTTGGCTGCGCGTTGTTCTTTGCGGTGCAGTTTTGAGAACGGAGTGGCCTCAAACGTCATCTTAAAAAACTTTTTGCTTTGCTCCGGTAGCAGAATCCCGCCGGCCGCGAGGTCGCCGGTATCAATTTTGTTTATGAGCTCGGTATTTCTCAACAGTATCCTCTCCCTTCAAAGTTCGAATATGGGCAACAAAAAAAGAGGCCCCTGCCTCTCGTGGTGGTATGTGATTACTTTGGGGGTTACCCTACAGGATGCCGCCCCAGAAGGACTTTTTGACATTTTTGTCCTCGTCCTCTTGGCCGTCGATGGATTTTTTGATTCCCTTGGCCTTCTCGATTACTTCCAGGCGCTGGGCGATGGGTTCCATGGCCTTGGTGATGGCATCGGTTACGACCTGAGCCATGTCCTCACCCTTCTCTTCCCCCTCGCCCGACTTCTCCAGGCTATCCAGCCTATCGATGATGGGTTGCAGGGCATCGTCTACCATTTTGCTAATCTCTTCTGCTTTCACTTCGGTATCATCCCCTTTCTGGACGTCCCCCTTGTCGGGTTCGGCCTTCACTCCTTCGGCTTCCGTGATTATTGCCCCGAGGGCGGAATGAGTCTCTTTGAGCCTCCGCAGCCGGTCGGAGCTGATCACCGCACCCGCCTTGGCTACCTTGCTATTGAACAGTTGACCACTTATCCATTCGGCGAAGTCCTCCAGGTCCTG